CCCACTGCCTGGGCATTACAGCCCCGCAAACTCACATTGTTATGGTGTAGTATTGCTCACCCAATGTGTCCACCGGCACGACTCAACGACAGAACGGATAGCAGGCCGGTAGGCCACCGTATGTCGTAAAGTCGCGCTATCACCGCTACTACTCATGCAAGCCTCCGCGGGCCAGACTCCTTTCGGGCTGGCGCCTTTCACCTGGCGAATCCGCGATAACATGAGATTCTCTCTATCTAAGGAGTAGACAAGCGACTCAGGAGAGTCACTACAATCCACTGTGAATTCCTCAGACAGTTGGACTTTAACCGGGGATGAACATATAACGACGTAGGTCGGCGGCTTGCCTTCCAACGTCTCCCAGGTCGACTCACCGATAGGAACCCAAAGCCCTTGCGGGACGTTGGGCTCCGTGGTGATTAACTTGCGAATTGGCTTACGCACGTGATTAACGATCGCATGCCAGACTCCGCGCCAACGAGCATCACCACTAACCCCAGACTTACTAGGAGCTGTAGGACCCTCAAAAGCATGGCGAAGAACCTTGTTCGCAAGGGAGACAACTGCTTCTCCATTGTCAAGCCTCTTAGAGATGTAGAGTGGTCTAACCATCGTCGCGCCATGGAAATCTCTCCCGCAACTTTCACGGAAAGGACCGTCCACGAATGTCTTGTCCTGATTGATGGTGAAACCAAACAGGGTTAACAAGGACTCAACCTCGGTATAGTAGGCGCTCGGAAACACTAGATCGTCTCCAAACACCGCAACGTGGGGCCAAGTTAGCTTCATACCCTTTGAAGTACGAGACCAAACACCCGGAACTACGGAGGTAATAATCGCCCGGAAAAGCAGCGTCTCAACCAAGAACGTAAAACCGTTGCCCATAGAACTGAGCATTTCGTATTTGATCATCTCAGGGATGCTCTTGTCGGACATCTTCTTGCGCAACTCTTCAGGCAGAAGGCCGTATTCGCTCGCTAACGACACGAGCAAGGCGTTCCAATCGGCCGATATAACTGACCGTACCGGAGCTCTACAGACGTTATTACTCGCCGACTTAAGGTCGACCGTGCAAAAGATACCAGTCACGGCGCCAACTTCGGCTAACATCTGGTTGAACATCGCGGATGTGCGTAAATTCACGCCATCGGACTCGAGTAAACGTTCTAAGAGTACTGCCTCAACCCCCATCTGTAGCCAGAGGTTCAGCATTGGCTCCATGCAAGC